CTTGAGTTTTGCTATTGCAGATTTGTCGAGGATTCCTGCACTATCCAATGGCAACCCTAAATTAGCTAAGGAATTTTCAATAGCAGTCATTCGATCTTTGTTGGACTCGATCAAGCGATTAAGACCATTAAACTGAGCCTCCGCTTCCCTCTTTTTAAGGTTCTCAATCCCTACGTTCTGCAACAGGTTCAACCGAAACTGCTCCCTCTCGTCTCCCTTAACCCGCTCATACTGTGCATCCTTACGAGCTTCTGCATCCATAAGGTAATCGTAGTATCTTTGCCTGCTCTCAAGCGCAGCAAGCTGAGCTAAATTGTTTAGAGGGTTTCCTCCACCTGAAGCACGTTGTGCCTGCGGGGCGTCCTCACTTCCTATCATGTATGTAGCCATTTTGTTTGTCCTTTATCTATTAATCGTTTGGGCCAGCGAAATCTGCATATCCTTTCGGAGACCATGTATTAACTGACGATCCCCCACCCCTGCTGAATGGATTGAAACTACTCCATGAATTAGCACTCCCTGATGGGTCTAGCCTGTTCATGTAAGCGGTCGATAGAACTTGATTGTCCATTGTGTTTCCAACCCCAGTAAGAGCATTAGATATTTTACCTGCTGTATTAAGCTTGCTGCCTATTAGGCGATCCATGCTGTTTCTCCTGTTGTTAATTGCTCCAGCATACATCTGATCAACTGCTGTATTGCCTGCCCCTAATATTCTAAGGGGTTGAAGTTGATTAGCTCCATAGGCCTGCTGCAATGCCATTCTCCTTCCAATGTTGCCCCTGTCGATATCTTGGAACCTTGCCATGTTACCTAGCCTTCGCCCTTCAACATCTGTTGCAACCTGTCTGCCTAGCATTCCAAACGTAGAACCAAGATTTGCAGTAGCGAACGGACTCATCGCCAGACCACCACCAAGAAGAGCATTCCTTCTGTTCGCCTGAGAAATTGCCTGCCCCCTTGCATCGCTAAGCGAATCCATCAAAGCATCTCTGTATCTGTTTATACCTTGATTAAATCTTTGCTCCTGCATTCCACCCGCTCGATACTGGTCAAGAGTTGCAAGATCAGAATCAAGAGCCCCTCTCATCTCTGGCAAGAGTCTGCTGTATTCACTAAAAGCTCTGTCCGTTTCACCGAACATTCTATTAGTGTCACCCTTTAATCTTTTTTCTCTTTGGTCTAGGCCAGCAGTAATAGTTTTACTCAACGGTATATCCTTTACCGTTGTTTTCTTTTTACTGCCTAGCCCGATTAAGCTACCTGCTGTCTTGGCCATAGCAGCGGCCGTCATTGGGTCAATTGCCATTAGTCGTTCTCCTGTTTAATTGCTATAAGCTGGGAAGTGAAATAACTCTCCAGCCCATCAAAGTATTCTGTTAGTTCTTTCTGATATTTTACCATACTAGGAAACCTAGTTAAAACTTCTTCAGGCATTTTAGGCGGCTCAATGCCACTTGTTTCTACAATAGCAGAACTATCTAGTGCCATGCGTGCTATTTGCTGACTAGCATCTGCCATTATTTCTCTGCCTTCCTTAGACTCAACGTGAGTCTGGTTACGGTAGCTGGGCCATCACCCGTCAACTTTAATTGATAGCCAAGGTATCGACCCCTAGTAATATTATTAAAGTATGCCTTATCATCTGGGTTGATATTATTGTTTACAATGTTTGAGTTGGTTGCAGAAGACTGGTCATCCAATACTTGCGTGCCACTCAACTCCGTGTAGTTAATCCCAGATAGTAATTGGTCAGGTTGGTTGGCTTTTCCAAATTTCATTGTGGCTGTAACAGCCGTGTCGTTTGTGCCTGAGTACTCCAAGGTCACACGTTGCAACATCTTCTCGTCATCTGTGTTAAAGCTCAAAGCTCCTGACTCAAGTATGCTTTGATATCCTGAAGATGTGTAAGAACTGCCGTTGTAAATATCGCGCTTATAGTAATCTTCTTCGTATTGCTTCAGGCACTTGTCGTTAGAACTGGCCATGACAAACGTGCTGCCTTCTGTTCCGTCATCACAAAACTCCTCAAACCTCATGTTACCTAGCTTGCCGCACAAGCTGTTAGCATCAGTGCTTGCTGAGGTGTCCTCAGTAGAGTTAACCAAACTAGGGAACTCAGTAGTGTTCGCCGTTCTACCAACGACATAAGGATCACCCTGCATGATGTCGTTTACAGAATCATCACAATCGCAAATGCTTACATCATGGCTATCCACAATAGTCTCAACCAAGAAGTCCCTAAGCGACATTTGGTTGTAAGACTGATAGTTGGTCATAGCTGTAAAGCCATGATCCATGTAACTAGCATGACCAAACTCTAGGTTGTAAACCAATGTTCGATCAGGTGCATCGCTGCTACCTGACTCGTCAGAACGCCAAGAGAAAAACAACTCCTTTGTCCGTGGGTTGTATCCAGCTACTGGTATCTTGTGTTTGTTCTGTGTCATTAGTTTGAACTAAAGTACTGCGCGTTATCAGAATCGTAGTTACTAGAAAAATATTTCTCCGTAAGGTCAGGCCTGCAATCTATTGTAGTTACAGCACTGTATGCAGTTGCTACCGAGTCGGCACTATCTTTAACCTCTAGCCTTATGTAGGAATCAACATAATTGAATTGAGCCCAATAAACACTTAGCTCAACCGTGTCTGAATTAACGCCTCCTTCGTTATTTGATATAGAATTAAAATTTTCTCCTGTCACCCTGCCCTTATAGCTTGAATCTAAATCTGTGCTGGCTGACAGATATTTCCAGTTATACGTGTTTGTACTGGATTCATTATCCGCAACATTTCCTCCTGCTAAAATTCCTGTTAACTGATTTGGGAACCCATGTGACGAAGTGAACTTGGCATCTTTTGTTAGAGTGAAAGTCGCCCCGCTTGTAAAAGTAATTACTGTGTTTTTCTTATAAGCACTTCTAAGTCTATCGGAGGTGCTTGTGTCTACATTTATGGTCTGAGCGTTAGAACTTGCTGTGTACCCGCTAGTATTGTTAATGCTAATCCCTGATGTGTTTGGCGAGATTTGCCACCTGAAAACATATTTCTTTTTACCTCCTGCAACCTTTGCCATTAGCGGCTCATAGTTTGGCTGGTCTTTCATAACGCCTGAAACTAGACGTTTAATAGAGCAATAACTGCCCCCTCTCCATTGTATCTCGCCACCAAAAAACTTCTTACCTATCCATTCATTAATATATAACTCATATCTTGGCTGGGAAAGAAGTGTTACTGTTAATGCGTCTGCACTAGCCGTGACAGTCTCGCCACCAGTATCTGAATCCACGGTAACAGTTGAAGCTCTGGTTACATACACCTCAGCATTATTAGATGTAGTATTCTGATCAGCCATGTTTGTTACCTTGCAAGCATATGGCCCTCCAGTTTCGTCTGATTTAGCTAGGTTCTTAATCTTAAGCTTACTGAAGTTGTAACCTGAACCTCCCTCAACCTGACCAGACTCAACTATATACTTAGTGCCATCATGGTTAATATTTACGGGGGTTCCGTCTGCGTTCCTAACCCACTGAATAGTCTTTATTGTTCCGCAGAACCTAACTTCTAATTCAACATCGTCACCTGTTGTTTTATAATAATAGGTATCTGGATGTTTAGAAAAGGAGGGAGCTCCGCTGTCAGCAGCAAATGTAACAGATGATGAGTTGCTGTTAACATTCCCATCATCATTAGAAATGTTCACTCGGTACTGATACTTAACACCATTAACTGCCAAGTCGCTGGATTTAGGATTGCTAATAGTAAAAGAACTCTTGTTAGCATTTGTAATGTTTGACCAAGTGCTTCCTGACTCTAGTTTCTTTTGCCACTGGTAAGTAAATGGCTCAACTCCAGACGAAGTTGTAACCGATAATGTTGCCGAACCTGTGTAGCTTGCGCTGCAAGGGTTTGCGTTTATTGTTAGATTCCCAGGATGTGCTGATATAACAGGAGGCCTACTAGGGCAAGTAGCAAGAGTTGCAATATCCCCGCTTTGCGTTTCTGTTAAATTCTTTATACCCCCAGTAACGTGTCTCGGCCCTGTCCCGTCCTCTCCAGTAATCTTATCATCCTCAAATATGATTGCTGATGCGTTGTGCATCCAGTCGACTCTTTGAGGCCTAAGAGAAGCAAGAGTCATTCTGTATATCCCTGCCTGAGACATAAAGAAATGGGCATCCCCAGTGTTAACTAAAGTATCCTCATAGAACGGGGTGTTCTCTCCTTGATAAACCTGCTTAAACACAAACAAGTTAGAAGAACTAACAAGCGAGCATCTCCAGATGCTACGCTCTTTGTAAATCATTAGGTGATCACCGAGAACGGCCATTCCAATAATCCGCTCACCGATGTCACCTACTGTTTGCTGCCCAGCAAGAGACGCAAGTGAAGGATAGTAGCTAGTCGCATCAACATAATCAGACCACTGAACCTTTGCCACCTGCTGCGTAGTTGCCTCCTCCAAGTCTGCAAGAAACATGAAACCTTTATACTCGGAAATGTGTGCAGCTTTTGTAATCTTTAACTTAACTAAATCTGTAATAGTTTGAACTAAGTTTTTATCAGACCTCTTAGGGTTAGCGTCGAAGTACCAATTCAAAGGCTGATCATAGTTGTTAGTAAATACTATGTTGTTCCCTAGCTGGGCAGCTTTAAACTTGGTGGTGCTGAATGAGGCAGAGGTTCCCTGTGCATAGCCTCCTCCCCCATTGTCACCTATTAAAACCCAGTTTCGTGATCTTTGATTAAGCGCATATATCCTGCTTTTGGTAGCAGCAATTAACTTCCTAGAACCACTGCCACTTTCAAACTCATAGAGTAATGTTATCGGCTCTCTAGTTGTGTTGGTTGGTGTTTGCTTCGATCCAAGCTGATCATGAAGATCGCTGTTGTTCTTTATTGTGCCACTAACATTGTAGTTACCATCATCGAACAAAGCTTTAAAGCCACCTGCTCTCTTTAGCCTTCCCGCCCCGTCAACCCTGAAGTTTTTAATATACCTAAACTGCTTGTCGTTAAGCAGGTCAAGCGGGGTCAAAGAGTTCATAGGCCCAGTTAATGGGCTTATATGATAGTCTTTGAACTTGGGTAGTCTTGGCATATTAAGATGGGTAGTAACCAGTATATATTAAATGTCTTACAGCAAAACTAGGCTGCACTACAGATATTGGCGCACCCTCTGCCCCGTCAATCTTTGCCTCTCCATATGTGGAGGCCAGCAATGTGGAGCCATCTGTATCAAACGATGAGGGCTCAGACCTATGACCGCTATCTTCATGGTACAAAGCATATCCAAGCCTTTCTCTGTATCGCTCTAGATCAGAAGACTCAGGTACATTTTTAGACGTGTGAGTTCCGTGAGCCATTGCATACCCAGTCACCTCAAAAGATGAGTCTGGATAATTTCTGTTTTCTAAGCTTACCTCTTCGTCCCCAGTAATATCCCCAAGAGAAACTGCTTTTAAATCAGCAGCCTGATTAGATGATTCATTTCTGCCCATCAAAACATACCCCCTTAAATCAGGGACATTAAATGTAGTGGAACCATCTCCACCCCCGTAGCTCTCCCCAGTAACCGCAAACAATTCAGAGTATGTCGACCTGCTTAAAGCTTGCCCTTCACACTCCACCCAACCAACTGGAGTAGTAGTGGAGGCAGACTGTTTAATCTCACCGACGAGCCATATGCCCGTATTCTCTAAAAGGTCTTTAGCGAACGCAGTTGATGGTTTGCCTGTGTCGTCTAGCACATAGTTAACAAAGTCATACAGCTTGCTAGGCAAGGTTAACAATGCAGCTTTAAACCTGTCGCACAAAGTTGACGACGAGGTTAGTACTAGGTTTGAAAAATCACTTGGTTTACTTGGTGATGGCATAGTGCTTGTTATTACCAGTTATGTCGACACGCCCAATAGCGTGGAGTAGTGGGGTCTTTGGCCGTTGAACAATTATGTCTGGCCTTAAAATTAGCTCTGCGTTTTTTATTCTTATGTTTTAGGAAGTCGCTGTATCCAACAGCCCCAAAGTGAACCACACGAACCTTTCCTTTCTTATCTCTTACGAAGACAGTGTACTTCTTCTTGGCGGGTGTAACCCCCTTGATCTTTCGGGGACGACGCAGTGTTACTTTCCTGCCCCTCCACTCCGCTTGCTGTCCTTTTCCTTTAGTCGCCACTTTCTATCTCATGCTCCAAATTAACAATAACCCTGAGCGCATCCTTAACAAAAAGGCGCGACTCAGGGCTTGCGTTTACTGCGTCTTTAAATCCTTTAGGATGTACCTCGATCAGAGTCTTCGACGAGTTCAGTTTCCTCGTCACGCACCCGCTCATGGGGATGACAGATAGCATCAGCGATAGCCGAATCAATGTAGTCCATTTTGTCTTCACGCCTTCTCTGTGCTTCTGATTTTCTAATTACATCCTCTAGCTGATCAGCCAGACTTCGCAGGGCTGGTATAGCCCTAAGTATAGCCAACAGGATGCTCACTCAGCAGAACTAGCTTTAGCTGCTTCCTCGCTTTTCTTCACTCCATGACGAAGAAAAATTGCAAGAAGACTTGTCACCCCGATGTTCAGGGCAGCACTAAGCTCGATCTCTCCAGAAAGGTAAGCTCCAGCCGCAGACAAAATTGCCGCGACTCCCGTCATAACTGTTTTTGACTTAAACATATTACTCCTTGTTTTTTATCAACCTAACCAACTTGATACTGACATAAGCAAGCATGACACAACTAATGGTCAGCTTAACACCTATATCAATATGCTCTACAAAATGATTGCCCACCCCCAGAACACTTGCTCCTATTATCTTTATGTCGTCGAAACTCATTGTTCATTTCTAGTTCTGGGAGTGTAGGCACGCTGCCTATTCAGTGGCAGTTTCTTCAGGCATCGCGATGTTTACACCGCAATCGTTTTCGCAGTCTTTTTCCACTGACTGCAAAAACTCCGCTAATGATTGAGCGGCCTGCTGGATGGCTTGATGATCTCTAGCTGGTAGTGACGCCATCTGTGACGCGTTAAACAATATTTGCAACTGTTGTTGCGCCTCTTGGAACTTATTTTTTTCGTCCATACGCGTGGATATTTTATATAAAAGCTACTGCGAGTACAAGTATACTATGCTGCTACCCGTGATACTATTTATCCTGACATTCTCCCTTGCAAGTATCCTCAAAGCAGTCCTTGTTGGTGCACATCAGCCCTTCTTTCTCTTAGTGCTCTTAACCCTCCTTGGCTTGCCCGCTGGCTGACCAAGACGCTTCTTCTCCCCTATCTTCTTCTTCTTCTCAGAAGCCGACATCTCCCCGCTGGTCTTCGGGGTAGAAGCATTCACGCGCTTAGACGGGCGGCAGTATGGGGTTCCACGCTTCTCGCCCTTGGAACGCCCACACGCCTTGCCCGTTCTAACGTCCTTCCACTTCTCCTTGTGCCAGCGGCGTAGACCACCAGAGTAAGCCATTACGACCACCTGCCTCCCTTTTCCTTATACCACTTAGCGGCATAAGAGTTAGAGTAAGCTGAAGGGTGAACCTTGTACTTCTTCTTAGCCTCGGACTGCGCCCTTGACCAAAGAGAAGGATTACTCGGCTTCGGCTTCTTCTGAGCTTTCTTCTTCGCCGCCATCAGATGATTCCTCCGCTGGAGCTTCCTCCACTGCTGGGTTAGCTGGGCTGCCCTCCTCTGCCTCCACCGAAGTATCTATCGTGATCTCTGGAGCTTCAAAGTTTTCGGGTGGCACATCGCGTTTCTTGCTATCCTCTATCTGGCTATCCAACTGGGCAATAAACCCGTGGTTAGCAGCAAACTGAGATACCAACGCAGATGCGCCTGACTTCACCTCATCCAACGTGGGCTTGTTATCCTCGTCGTAGTGGTGAACGCCGTCCACATAAGCGGAATGTTTCTCGGTTTCGTCTGTTGCAGTTAAGCCGATCACAACAGAACAGACCTTGCTGTTGTCATCGCATGAACACATCGGTTCAAACCTTACGCATTTATAGGTGTTAGCCATAATTATTTATCTCTCGTCATGGGCATTAGCAAAGGCCCGCGCCAATTGGCTGGCACAACCAAGTCCTCTGTCTTGCTGCCAAAATCAAAAATACTTTTCTCTTCTTGTGATGGGTGGGCTGGAAAATACTCTACATCCAATCCACCGAAATCCACCTCAAGACTTTTTATGTTCTGGCATCCTGACCCTATAAATAGCACCAATAACGCTAGGCCAGTTATTACCAGAAACCGCATCACTCTCTCTTTAGTTAAAAACTTTTCTTTTTTCTGCTCCCGCTTTTTTGGGAACATTGCATTGGGATCATAATCTAAATTCATTTTCTCGTTCTCGGTTTTGGTTCTTCCTCAACAATCATTACTTGCATCGGCCCCTTCTCATTACCTTTCGGCAGATACTCTGGAGCGTGATTAGCCAGCACCTTCTCACAAGTCAGGTCGCCTAAATTGGTATTTTTCACACGCATCGTAGAGTGCCTGTCACACATATAAAACGTAGTCTCCCTCAGTCCAATCCGCGCTATCCTTGCCTGTCTCCCATTCAGAAAAACAATTTCGTCCACGGCCCATTGCTTGGAGAAGCACACGCTTAGGCCCG